CTGCATCTTCGCCTCCTTGCGAGAGGCGGCGCTGTAGACCAGCTCCTCCTGTCCCAGCGTCGATGCTGTGGGGCCAAGACCGGCCATGGCACGCAGGTTCCCGGCCTGCCGATCAAACAGATCCAGCACGGCAATAGAGAACGCCACGTTGGTCTGGTCAACGCCGCCCTGGGAAATCACAGAGACGCCACTGGGGTCGTTGACCTTGACCCACTCGCCGTCACTGACCCGTTTCAGGCGATCCGCATCCTCAGCCCCAGACGGTCGGTAGACCGGATTCACCTTCTGCCGCTTGGCCTGACGCGACTGCTTACGCATCAGCCCGTTATAGAGCAGGTGCAGCCCCATCAGATTGGAAGCTGGCGAAGACGGGATCACGTTATCGGGCACATCAGCAAAAGATAGAATGTGGTACGGCCCGCCCTCCGGTCCCGCCTCCACCAGCTTCAACGGCCCCGCTTCGACATGGCGTGAAAAAACACCGACCTTCTCCAGATCCGGCAGCCACACGTCCATCAGATCGACCATCGGCTCATATTCGTCATCGTCAACGATTGACCCGGCGGAGATCTGATTCGCCTCCTCGTCGGCACGGTCCCACTTACTGTTCGGGGCCATGCGCTTCACAACTTCCTTGTCGTAATCAGGGTCATTTTTGACCAGCTCCCATGGGACGCGATACTCATCCCACATGAATTTGCAGCGCCGGATGTCTTTCACGCCCATGTCCAGGCCGAAGTCGTCAAACGAGACGCGGCAGATATAGGGGCGGCCAGGATCGGCCCACACGTCGCTGTCGAGCTGCACAGAGCCCCACTCGGCCAGGAAAACCTTGGCCACACCGCCTGTGAAGAACGCATCCAGCACGATCTGCTGCAGCGTCTGCGCGAATCGCATCTCGATCACAAACTCGTTCAGCGACTTCTGGTATCGCCTAGCAAACGGCCACAGCTCGCGGTATGGAGTACTGACCCGGATCTTGGGGGTGCGAGCGGCAAGGCCAATCGTGTACACGTCGGCCGTCATGTTCAGCAGGTTGACCAGCACCTCATTGGGAGCACCCTGGTTCGAGTAATAGCTCCCAACGAACTCGCGCAGCATTCTCAGGCGGTTCTGCCTGAACGGGCGCATTGCCTGCCGACTGGAGTCAATAGCCGTATAGAGACGGTGAATGTCCTGCTTGTTACCGGGGTCAAACACGGCTCACCCTTGAGAGAAATGCCGTGCATATCCCTCTAGCGGCCGATGCGGCAACCCCTCTACCGCCAGTCGTCTTGATATTTTACATATTTTGATGTGAAAATGTCAATGTTCCTATCGTCCCATGGATCTGAGGTGTCATCGTGCAGTTCGTCGAAGGCGCGGAGCCGGTGAGCCATGCTGCCGTGAGGGACAACCACGGGGCGGTCGTCGTCATCGAGGAGGATCGGTTCCTCGACGCATTCAAGCCACGCCAGAGCTGCTGCTATGACCCGGTCGCCATGCGCCTTGCCGCGACTTGACTCGTCGGCAACCTTTGTGCTCCCGACATGGACAACCTTGCCGTTGCGCCACTCATACTCGGGCATCTCGCTGACCAGGGCCTTGCTGCGAGGCGTAAAGGCACGCTCCGCTATTGCTACCTGAAGCCGGTTAAGCAGGCCCGCTCGCATCTCGTCATTCGCCATCCAGAACCCAGGCTTGCGCGTCTCCTTCTTGACCCCGACGATCTCCACCTTGCGGTAGTAGACGTTCTCATATGCCAGATCCTCGATCAGGACGTTCATAAAACCGGCACCGAAATTGGCCTCGGGTATCAGCTTGGCGTTGTGAAACCACCGGCCCAGCGCCGCGCATAACTTGGCGAATCGCGGCGGCGGCACGGTATTGGACGCGAACTCACCCACCTGCTCGCCGGTCAGCTTGTTGATAATGCAGCAGACACTATTGCTGCTATAGCTCCCTCCAGACCCGGCCGAGATATCGATCCCGATCACATACAGGCCGCTGGGGATCGAACCGTCCAGCCCGATCTGGGTCCACAGCTTCATCTCGCCGTCGACGCCGTCGCTGAGGTATGGCGCTACCACACGGGCCTTCTCCAGGTCGTACACCAATCGCCCCTCACGCAGCGGCGGGCGAACGCATTCCTGCTCCGCATCGATCAGCATCACGCCATCGAACACCTTGGCGACCGAGCCCTTTGGGTCACGGTCCAGTTCCTGAGCAATCCCGTGCGGCGTGCTGCCAGGCCGCAGACACTGCGAGTTGTACCAGATATTCCGCATCTTATCCTCGATCCTGAACCCGCGCCGCCGCAGTTGCGCGTGCTGATTCTTGATCGTAGTAAGCTCGCGGTGGTTCAGCTTCTCCTTGTTCGACCTGCACGGCGGTGCCTGCACCACCTTGCCGCCAATGTACCGATACAGCTTTGAATTCTGGGTCGGATTGTCCTTCCAGTCGAGAATGATCTTGATCGCAGTCCCCTCCTGGGTCGCCGCATCAAAATACGCCCCGCTGTCCCCTAGGTAGGTGCTGACCAGGAATCGGCAGTTCGTCACATGGGCCGTCGAGTTCAGCGCAGCGTAGTCCTCCCCGGTCTTGAACGCGGCCAGCTCATCCAGCACAAACAGCGTCTTCCTACCTCCGCGCGCCACGTCTCCAGTCGCACTGTAGCCAACGATGCTCGAACCCGTCTCTGGATTCAGCAGGGAGTGTTCAGCAAGGTTCCGGCATCGCGACCACTCGAATCCCGCGGGCAGCATCCACGACGGGAGCATCTTGATCATCCATACAACCTTCCACATCAGCGTGTCCGGGTCGCGCATCGAATCGACCAGCTTCTCATTACGTGTGACCAGCCCGGCGCTGAACATCTCATCACGCAGCCACCGTCGCAGGATGACCAGCAGGTACATCCATGTCGCACCCTGGCCACGGCTCTTGTCCACGACCACGTCCACCGACTCCTCCATCTCCTCCGAGTCGGTGATCGCCTTCTCCATTTGAAGGATCGCCGGATCCTGGTGCGGCCATGTCAGGAACGGACGGATCTTGATGAGACTCCTCGGCTCAAAGCACCAGCACATGGTGTTGAACCACCACAGCACATCCTCGAAGCACGCCTGCTTGATATCCCGTTGCAGCCCCTTATCGTGCATGGCGGCCGACAACATGCGGTGCCGCCACTCAAGGTTCCGAACCGGATCGCTCTTGGGGCATGTCTCGGGCGTGTAGTACGGACAGGCCTCGCTCTTCACCGCAGCGCGTAACTTACTTCTGCGCATAGTCCACGAACTTCCTGATAACTGAACGGATCTGAGATACCAACTTCTTGTCGGCCGCCATGTCCTCGACAGAAATTGCGTCGTCGCCGCCCAAGAGGGACGGGACCATGCGCCCAAAGAAATGAGCTGGATTGGAACTGGCCACCTTCATATAACTCCGGGCCAGATCGTTCGGTGGCGGCTCCGTCGCCTTGTCCCACCGCAGTATTATTCTCCCGTTCTCCTCGCTGACTACCTTTTCATAGTTCGCAGCCGCCCAAGTGACTGCATCTTTAAATCCAATGCCCGTTTGTTTAGTTCCGTCCGGCATATTCCTAGTAACTGGTCTTCCGTTTTCTGTGGCTTCCCTAGCCTATAGTTTCGTAGTGCAAATTCCAGACTGGCGGCGGTCACGTAGGCCGCCTTGCCAATCTGGTCCAGATAAATCACGCCCGCATTGTCCAGCTCACCAATGACATGAGCATCCAGCCCGTACAGCGCAAGCTCCTGTATCGGAACCCTCTCCCGCTCCATTTAGTCGATGCTCCAGTTCTGCTATGACCCGACGCAGCATCAGGTTCTCTTGCTGAGCCTCAAACAGATCCAACAACGCAACATGCAACTCCTGAGCACGCTCCCGCGTCCGCTTCTCAGCCGCCATCAAATGGCTCTGAAACACAGCCCACGATTCGCAACCGGTCTTCCCAGTCAAGTCGCTGGCAAGCTCCTCCAGATACGGTTCCATATCACCACCTGTCAAAAATAGAACAGTACTGCAACACCGCCTCCTGCAACTGCTGCAGCACCACCTGACGCACCGTGTCATCGCCAGCACCAGCAAGTACCGCCGATGCCGGAACCGCCGCGCGATAGAAATCGCGCAACAAGGCACGCTCCGTCTCCCGCTCCGCTGCAGCAACCATCCTGTGCCGCCGACGCATCATCTTGCGCCACATGCGGCAGATCCTCCTGTTACAGTCTCGGCAATGGGTCTGTAACCCGTCGCCCTTCGTCGCATTGTAGTTGAAGCCCTCGACCGGCTTCACTTCCTTGCAGATCGTGCAACGCTTCGATCTCCCGTTCACAGCCGCCACCATTCAGCACTCCTTTTAATACCAAAACACAATCCGGTCTTATAACGACTCATCCCCCTCCCGCCTCCCAAACTCGGTCCTCATCCACGACGATCTCCCACCCGTCGTGATCGCGGATTCCGAACTTCACGTCATCTGGAATCTCGATCACGAACAGTCGGGAATACGGCCCGTTCGCTCGCGCTCCCATCTGTTCCACGCATTCGATCAACTTGGGGTGTGTCCGTCCCCAATCGGACGCAAACACCCTGATGGTGATCTCCTTACCCAGAAAGGCTTGTGCATCTGCCGACAAATCAAAACCGCCATAGCAACCGTTAATGACCAGTTTCATCGACCCCTCCCGCCTCGCATGGTTCCGTCACGACGGTCGGCCTGCATCTCACCAATGTCCTTGTGACGTAGGCCGGAAGATACGTCTCCGCGCACAATCGCTGCGCCTCGGCAATTGCCTCGTGCAGCTTGTCAAACCGCCACTGACGTGCCCCTGGATAGGTCCACTCGATATGGACTTCATAATTACCCATTTTACTCATCGTTCCCTCCCGCCTTCGCTACTGTCGAACCACCCGCCACCAGTCCGTGAATTGGGCACGCCGAGTGCCATGAAGTTTCGGAGCAGGTGCATTTAATAACGGACACCTCGCTCAACTCGACCGTGACAAGCACGCCTGCCCGCAACACGGACATACCGTGTGAATCTCACTCATCCTCCCCTCCCGCCTTCGCGGCTTTATCCTCCAGCAGTCCCAGTACCCGCGTGCTGATGTCGTCCACGAACTCCACGCATTTTCCATCACGGTAGATGAAGGCGTGGCCCCGAACC